TTTATTTTTTGCTGCTGGCTTGCAGCTTGGTCTTGTCTGATTCGCGCTGTGCGCGGTTTTGCATAAGTGTCGTTATGAGCTGTCCTGCGAGACGCGTCCTGTCTGACTGTGCAGAGGCATTCCGTTTATCCGCCTCGGCTTTGCCGGAGGACAGCGCGGTGGCCGCACCTGCCTCTGCCTCGGCCTGCTGCTGCTGCTGCATCATCATCTGCTGCTGTTGCTGAAGCTCAAGCAGTATCTCTTCAACAGGCGGGAACTTCCCTTCATCTATCGTCTTCCAGAAGGATTTGATTCCCAAAGCCGTCCCGAGCAATTGCATTGCGATTGACGTGTAATAGTTTCGGTCTACCGGCCTCTCGTCCACCACTTTGACCTTCAGGTCGAACTCCGGCACGTATTTCTCTACTTTTTTGATGACTTGTCCGTTGTCCTCTACGTATACCTCGCGCTCCCATTCCTTCACCAAATCCTCCCGGGATATCACTCCCATTCTATCGGGTTGAGACAATTGCATCCGAATATACTGTATAAGCTCCATGAGCGGTCCGATAAGCATTTCCACCGGGGTTTCCGGCGGCAGCATCGCAATCTGCTGCAGCACCTTGAAGGACTCCGCCTCGATAAGCGCCTGATTGTTCCCTAAAATGCGGTATGCCCGCTCCTGTGTATAAAACTGGATGACACGCGATACTATCTTCCTGAAAAGCGCGCACACAAAATCCTCCAGCACCTCTATCTTCCCGCGCATACGGGTGTCGGCCCTCGCGCCCAATTGCTCTATTACGACGCCGGGAGTGCCGGATTTGGGCATCATGCCCTGTTGTATCGCTGTGTTCTGTGAGACTGTGTCTATGACTTTCTGTTTATGCTCCTTGTAAATTGAAATGGACTGAGGGACCCGGAGCCCGGACCTTTCCTTTATCTGCTGGACGTCCTGCACCTCGAGGAACGCGCCTGCCTTCGCGGAGTTGGTTATTATCGTGTCGAGCTGTTTCGGGGTGATGGAGTTTCGGTTGTAATAAGCACCGCCGAGGCCTTCCCTCGTCATCGCCTCGAGCTCTATTTCGTCGGCCTTGTTATGGTTTATCTGCGGGATAAGAAGGTTCCTGACCTCGCCGAGTCCGTAAGGCTGCAGCTCGTCCTTGTACATGACCCCCATTACAAACGGGTATTCCCCGTCGTCGTACATATAGGGGATATAGTCGAGAAGTATGCCGGACGCGTAATAAGCGACGTGGATGCCGCTCATATTGCCCTCCGCCATTTCCGCACAATCCTTGCTCCCGAACGTATCGCCCTCTGCCGCAAGCGCCTCCGCCTTCATTTTATAGGCATCCTGCCATTCTTTGGGCACAAAATAAGGGAGCCCCCTGTGCCAATGGCATACAAGGTATGCCGAATTGGGGTCGTCTCCCTCGTTGATTTCAGTATCGTTCAAAGCACCTGTGGCCTCTTCCTGCAGGACATACTTGCCCTTGTCGGGCCACACGCGCCTGAAATAGTCGATTTTCTTGCGCAGCCGCACATTTATATATTCGCAGTCCTGCATGTTCATTTCAAGGTCGTTTATCGCAGGGTCCGGGAAAAAATCCTCCTTGCGGATGTACTCTATATTGACCTCGCCCACCCATTTGGTAGGGCCGCTGCCGCCTATCATGTGGTTATCCCAGCCTACAGACGCTATTGCAGGACCGTATATGAGGTACTGGGTGACGAGTTTCTTCCAGATTTTCGGGAATGAGTTGACATCGAGTATATGCGGTATGAGGTCGTTGATTTTCTGAGAGGACGTCTTGTCGTCGCGTGCGAACGGTTCGAATTGCCCTACCGGGGTTGATGTGGTTATATACGATAGCATGTTTTGGATGGTTGCGAATATGAAATTGTCCTGTGAATTATAATTCCTTCTGCGCCCTGATTCCGTTCTCGGTGCAAAAGAGGTCTCCCATTGGCGGCCTATATAGATTCTGTACTCGTCCTGCCAGTATCGGTAAAGCCTTGACCGGCAGCCGCCCTCTGCGGTTGACTGCGAGTTTTCGACCTTAAGGACCACTTCCTTTTCAAGTTTGTCCGGGATGTAAGGTTTGAGAGGCTTCGTCCTCTCCTTTTCCTTGTCCTTCAGGATATCACGTGCCATAATAAGCGCTCCTTAATCGTACATGTGTTTCGGCTTGGAATCGTCATATTCCTTGTCCTTGCGAGCCTCTATGATGTCTTGTATTACGCTGACGACAGGCGGTGCCGGTATCTCCTGCGGAGCCCCGTTTTCCTTGGAGCCCCGCAGCCGCACTCCAACGCGAAGCCCGTACCAAAATGCGGCGAACAGCAATGCCGCCATAACCACTAACAAAACAATAACCTGCATATAACTTATCATCGGCTTCGCATACCTTTCTATTTTTCTATATATCACAATTTTGGAAAAAATGCAAATATTTCACGAATATGGTGAAGAATCGTATCCTGCGTCCCGTCCTTCGAAGTCCTCGTCGAACCCCCCGGCCTTCGGTTTGACCGCCACATACCTCGCTGCGGGCCGCGACATGACGAAATACCTGTCCACATCCATGGGGTGGTGTTCTGAATCCTTCGATATATCGTCCGGGTTTGTCTTGGACTGCACAGCGCCCGGGTAGCACCGCACAGTGTTCCTGCATTCCTTCGTGAACACGAGCAGGGCTGTCGGGAGTCCGTCCTTCCCGGGGAACGGGTCCAGCCACTCGTGCAGCCTGCGCCATCCGTTGACTAAATCCTTGTCCGCGGTTCGCATATTTAAACCGTTATTCGCGAACACTTCTGCAGTAGACTCTCCAGAGCTGCGGGAAGGAACCCATGCGTCGCTGTCCGCGACGATGTAATCGAACTCGTAGGGACGGCCTCCGGGGTATACGGACATACTACGTATGTCCTCGGCCTGTTTCTTGTCCGTCGTCCTGTGCGGGTAGTATTCCCGGAAACAGATTGCGTTCCCGTCCGAGCCCACCGCGTACCATTTGAAGCATGCGTTCGTCGAGAATCCGGGGTCGTAGCCTCCTATAATCGCGTAATTGCTCCCGGCTTCGGGTTCCCATCTTGTATACGGGGCATGCGTGTCGTTGTCCCACTCTTCAAAAAACGCCCCCTCGCCTGCAGAGAACGCGTCTTCCTCGTTCCTCGGGTATTGGGAGCGGTAGGTTGTTTTCATTACCTTTTTGGAGTCCTCGTACCATTCCGGGGTCCTCCGGGGGTCTGCCCACCAAGGCAGGAATATGCGTGCGAACTTGTTCCTGCCCGCTACGGTGTCGTTCCATATCTCTTCGAACAATGTCCCTCGTCTGCCGGTCGACAATCCTATAATCCGGCCTGAATAGTCGGGCCTGTTTATGGTCGGGAATGCGCCTGTCCAGATTTCGTTCGCAAAGGGGTGGAGCGCCCATTCGTCCAGTATCATCACGTCTGCGGTAAAGCTGTGCGCTGTGTCTGCGGATGCCGGCAGAGTTATGAATTTGGACGCCTCGCCCTGTGACCTTTCGATTACGACCTCGTGCGTGTTGGCGTAATACCTGAGTCCTGTGGTTTCTGTGAATTTCTCGTCCCGGATTAACCATTTCGGCAGATACCGCAGCATTAACTGCATCCTTGCCGACAGCTCGACCGCGTCCGGGTCGTCACGTTTCGAGATGGCTATAATCTTGCAGCCCTTCTTGCGGAGCATCATCCACAAAGCGTAGGCCAGTACGAGCCATGTCATGCCTATCTGCCGGGCTTTCAGGGCTATTATGAACAGATTCCTCAGGATAAGGTCAAGGGCATCGTGCTGCATAGGCCACAGGCCGAATCTCGTAACGCCCTCCGGGTTGCCCTTGTCCTCGATGTAAACGTAGTCGGTTATGAAGTAGGCGCAATTACTTATGATGTAATCGAACTCGAGGAATTTAGCCCTTCTTATGCCTTCCTCTATTGTTTCGTGACTTGGCTGCTTTTCCTGAAGACCCCCTCTTAACACCCTCTCGGTTCCATTCATCCACGTCTACCCCCTGTTTTTCAAGTTTCTTCCTGTTCGCATTGAAGTACTTCCTTTGGGCCTCCGATTTGTAAGGCACCTTTATCACTTCCTTCTTCCGGGGTTACGTCTATCGCCCCTTCGATATTGAACTTGTTCATGACCCTCTGTATGAAACCAATCTTTTCCTCTTGTGACATGTCGTCGTCCGTAGACGCATGCAGCCGGTATGACCGCTCGTCCTTCCAGTCCGCCGGGGCCACGTTCTTTAAGGCAAAGCATATCGCCCCCACGTTTGCGGGATGGTGCCTCTTCATACGCTTCAGGGACTGTTTCCCGTCCTTTGAAATGGTTATCTCCGTCTCCTCGTACTCGTACCCATGCGCCATCTTGTAAAGAGAGGTCTCAAGCCCCCACCTCAAGGAACGCCGGTCCTCTACGAGAACCTTCTCAAGCTCCGGGTACCTGTGTGCGTATTTTTCCATCGTGTTCAGGGATATCCCGAGAACGGTACAAATGTATGTGACACTCATGCCCTGCCTGCGCATCGCACTTATGTT